ATCGTATACGACTCCCCCAATGGATATTGATATAGAGGGTGTCACTAGTGGCAGTGTTCGCCTTCTGACCGATAACATGCAAATACATTCCCGCAGGCAAGTTAGTTGGGTCATCATTTACGACGGGTTGGAGGTGCATAGGCTCCCCGTTCATAAAAAACCAACCCTCATTACCCGAAGCCACTGCTAAGTCATGAAAGGTATCTAAAACCGTTCCGACGCCATAGCCTAAGAGATTGTCGTCATCCCGAACTTCGGCTTTTACCCAATCTCCGGGCTCTTGGTTTTCAAACCAAGCACTACCCCCCGATATCGTCCTAGCGTCACTTACTCCAACGGTGCCAGGTACTTTTATAGCCACATCGGCAACACCAGAGCCATCAGTATTCGCCGAGCCCCTGGACAACATCAGTTTTATGCTTTGTGGAAGTATCATGGATCTTTTTCAAATCCTTTCGCCCAAAATTCTATCTCAGCTTGGGTGGATGTCATATTATCATTAACGGTTATTTTTATATGGTCGTCATTAGTGAAGGTTCCGGCTACCCTAAGTATAAAAGGGTTTGCGAAGGTGAATACCCCTATAACGTCATCTCGGCCCGAGGCAATATCCAAGGCAAACCCCGTTGCACCTTGGCCAAAGGAAAACTTGTTTTTGATATCTGCGGTGTTTTTAAGTAGCGGCAACGTGGTTGTAATATTGTCCGACTGGATTTCAATCTGAAGACCATTCGTTAGCGGTTGGTTGCTGCTCATCCAGTTTTTAAATTGTATACCGTTGCCCTGTCCAAACAGGCGAATTTCTTCTATGAAAACGTCGGTGGTTGCCGAGGCGTTTATCAGGAACTCCTTAGGTGTCCCCGCTCCATTAACTCCCATATCTGTAACAACACCAAGGCCATCAAGGGTAGCTGGCTCTATGAAGAGATCCGATAGCTGTTTAGGCGTTACGTTGATATCGCCTGTAATACCGAACAGACCTAGCCTATGAGGAGAATCAAAGTCACGGGTAATGGATACGGGCTTAGATCTCGATATCAAATTATCGAAGCCTACTACTACGACTCCATCGCCGCCTATAGTTACTGCGAAGTCTCCAGAAAGAGGACGCTCGTAAAACTCTCCACTTAGTGAAATAGCTTCACTATATATGTGAACTATGGCCCTATCGGATGCCTTACCCGCTTTCATAAATGAATTAGTTTTGAAAACTGGGTCGGCATTCAATTCCTGAATTATTCTGTCACGGAGCTTAATTTCGTCGCCGACTTCTCCCGCTACCACTGTAAAGATTTTAGTATAGGCGGGTATGTCCCTGTCCGGGGCTGAGGGATCGTTGGTCGTTGCTCCGATATAGACTGTCCAAGTAGTGCCTGCGCTGCCTGTATTTATAATTCTAAAGAAACTATCAGGCTGTTGGTCAAAACCGAATGTGCTGGTTACGGTAACAGTACCGTCGATTGGCATGGCCGTGATTCCATCACCCCGAACCACAGCTTGAACTTTTCTATCTTGGCCAAGGCTATCCTTGCCAACATGGGTCATATGCTTACGGCCAGAATCGAAAGAGGAAATAGCCATTAGGCGGACTCCTCTTGATTTATAATCATCTCGTATTCCACGCCTGCTTGATTGCCCTTAATGGTGATCTGGGTTACAGAGTCCCCTTTAGGCGTCCAAGCCAGATGCCCGGTGGGCTGGATAGTGATAAAGTCTGTGCCGTTCATAGATATTAATAATCTATTATCTATGCTTTGATCCTCTGGACATTGAATAAGAAACTCCGAGATAGGTGGCCCCGCAGGATCCGGGAAAACCTCGGGCGTAGTGCCCACGGTTCCCGAGTACTGCAAGGTAGTACCTTGCATATCCGAAATTTCAAATCTGTCCAGAGTATCAACCATTAGCTACCTTAAATTACTTCTACCGCTGCCAGTGTTCCCCTCAAACTTGAGAGAGCGTTAGGCGTGCCGTTAAAATTCTTAGCTCTTAGAGTCAAGACAATAGTACCAGTGCCGCCAGTGGTATCAACATCTAAACAATGTAGTTGGGTTTGGAAAGTAAACTGACCCGACCCAACGATAAACTCCTCTAGAACTGTCTCAGTATCTGTGACGCCTTCATCATCGATGTGGACAACTTCAAAAAGCGAAGTCCTTAGACAGCAACCCGTAGCAGAGATTTGGGTATAGACCTTGCCCGCTGTTAGGGCAATCTCTGCGCCTGTGACTTTGGCGAGTGTAGCCGATCCGGCGGCTAGTTCACCGTGCTCGCTGTAGCAAATACCTGCGATCTCGGAAACTGGTAGTCTGCCCTGTGCATCCAATGAAGGAAGGACCACGTTACCGGATGAGTCTTTAAAACTAAAACCGATAAGGCCAGCTATACCAGCCGCCGCTTCGCCTTCGATCCGGCTGATTGCTGCTTCACCTGCACCGGTGCTGGAGTCAGCAAGAATATAGAAAACTTCATTTACATCAGCCATTTTTTCTCTCCCCTTAAATTTCCGTGGCCATTACATGATAAGTTACATCCGTAGCCGGTCCGCCAGTCCTTGCCGTAAATTTAAGAGTAAAATTAGATAATGCTGCGAGAGATCTTCTAGGAATGATCTCTATAAATGAATCTGGATTTCCTGCGGATGTTCTACCAGAGCCAATTATATCAGAACCGTTTCTCGCAATCCATGTTCCGGGTTGGAAGCAGGATATTTTAATCACTGATATAAGCCTGGTTTTTCCTGCAGTGACGACATCAGAAACTAATGTTTGTTCGGTCCCAGGAGTGCTGATGGTCAAGCCATCATGATAAAGTGGATCACCTGCATTTATCGGGTCCGTTACCAGAGCACCGTTTTTGCACCGAAGGAAAAAAAGTTTACCTGAATCCTGGTCGTAGCAAGCAATAGGGATTGCTTTGTTGTCATCGATGACAAAAGTAGAGCCATCAAAAACAAGGGCTGCATCTAAATCAGTCGCGAAACTATTTACCACGGTTCCATAAACTGAGAACTCAGCTGTTCCAGTAACGATCACCTCTACTTGAGGACTATTATGGAACGGTGTGACCGTTATTCTGCTTGGATTTAAAGTGTTTTCAGCGCTTATGACTGGATGATTGGCGATCTCTTTTCTTTCACCGAAATCGCGACCGGTTGTACTTTCGTGATAATTGACTAAAACGGTACCGCTTATGCTTTTGACATAGACAGTCGATAGAAGGCTGTTGCCCTCTATCAAAAGATCAACATTATAAGTGCCAGCACTCCGGATCGCCAGTGGTAGCAAATCCCTGGTCTGAGCTGTTTGTAGTCTGATGACAGTGTTAGCCATAAAAACCGCTCATAAAATGGAAATGGGGAGGGGAATTTTTGAAGCTCCCTCCCCAATAATCAAGTCGATTATTAAATTTAAGCTAACTTTAAACTAGGATATTCACACCAGTTACAACCGATACTTCGGTAGCACTTTGCGGCAATCCTTGGAAATCCATTCTTTGATACGAAGCCATCAGCCATCGATCCTGATCAGGAAGATCTTGCATAATCCGGGTTCTGATTGGCCTTCGGATTCCTAAGAAGAATCTTCTGCGGTTGATCGCGTGAACAACAGTTCGGTTAGTGGTGATACCATCCTCGACGCCTGTGGCATTTAGGTCTTCTCTGATAAAATCGGAAACAAGGATCGGCTTGCCACGGAAGGCAGCTAAGACACCAGTAAGGATGGTAGCGGCCGGTCCGAATTTATCAACACTTGTAACTTCAGGAAGGGTCACTGATTGATTATATCCTGATGATCCGAAAGCGAAATAAACATCGCGAGGGTTGACACCGAACCGACCCATGTTTGCAATCATCTCGTCTAGCTTGGCAGTGGTCACGCCTGCGCCGGAAAAGTCAACTGTACCGCCATTAGCAGAGTTTACTAATGATAATTTACGATATCCTTTGAAACCTTTTTCAGCCAAGTCAGCTGCACCAGCATCGGTGTCGGCATCCATATGAGTACCGGAGTTATCGCCATTTAGGAGTGCAGTTTCCCTAGCTCGGATTTGGGCTTCTACAATTTCGCTACGTCCGATTGACATAAAGTCAACTGCGCTATCTTCGTTCAATTCTTCTGGCAAGCAATAAAACTCGCCATATTTGAGTGCATTGAAAGTTAGCTTGGTCGTGTTGAAGTTGGTATCGGTGATTCCTGTTTTCTCAGCAATGATCCGAGCAGTGGTTACGCCAGTCTGAACTGGTACCTCATATGGGTTTCCGCGCATGTTCAGCTGATTGACTTCATTTGCAACCCGACGCTCTAGTTCGAACTCGGGAATATAGTTTGTAGCTAGGATTGTAGGAACCCAGTTACCACCGTCAGTCGCCGGGCTGGTTCCAAAGCTCTTTAGCAAAGGAACGATAAATTCTTTTGCATAGTCTGAATCAAGAATATTGCCGACACGGACGCCAGGTAGCAATTTAAATCCAGCTGGCTTGCCATCTGGTCCTTTTACTTCCTGGATATAATCTGATTTGTCTAGTGGCGCACCATAAAGGATTTGAGCAATCCACCGCGCATTTTGAAAATGTTCTTTAATAGAAGTGACCTGAAGTCTTTCCTCAATTGATACATGCTTATGACGCGAGGTATCGCAAACTAGCAGTTCCTTTAGGCTTGGACAGCCAAATTTCGCCAGAAGCTTTTTCTCATGTGAGTATCCGCCACGGTCTGGTGTATAGATTGTTGGAGCACCGCCAGCAAGAAAGCTAGAAGCTTTTTCTTCGTACTCTGCTTTAAATTTACTGACCTGAGCAATTTGATGATCAAGGGCTACTTTTGTTTCTTGTACGCCCTTTATCAAAGCGTCAAGATCTGGCTTTTTAGCGTCTGACATAGTTTCAATTCTCCATTTGAAAGGGCTATCAATGGAAATATTGAAATGGTCAGATTTTGCATACAATAGATAATTTATCTGACCACTATAAACTATATATTTATTATCAGAACGAAAATTCTGACCAGTATAAACTCGATTCTTCTTCTACCGGATTTTTATCAGCTGGAAAGAAGTCTATTAAGTTTCTTTTGCGATTCAACAATCTCTGAGATATCCCGAGTGATCCGTAGGATTTTCTCGGCTGATATTTCATCCTCGGATGCGGCAGTTGGCTGTTCCGGTTGAATTTCAGGTTCCGCAATTTCTTCCTCAGGCTCTTTTCGCTCAAGAAGGGCATCGCCAATCCTTCGCAGTTCAAAAAGCATTTCTTTCTGTAATTCTATCAGAGATCCGGTAAGCGCGAGTTGAGCCTTCATCAGTGTGATATCTGGCTGCCCCTGGTTAAACTCATCTTTGGCTGTTGATTCTGACTCTGAGTTTTCAACAGGCGTTGATACCACTGCACCGTCCTGCTTCGCGTTGAATGCTTGGATCGCAGTTTTCATCATATCTGGCGTGGCACTACATTTATTCTCAGATTCGCACATGGAAATAGCCTGTGCGATGGCCTGATTTCGATCCTTGCCTTCATTTAAAAGCACCGTTATTTTGTCGCTAACACATTCCTGAAAATCTTTATTCTGTTTATCTTGCTCGTCAGCATTTGAAAGCGATTCTTCCGGTGCTGGGGTTTCATCTTCTGGTGCCGGGGTTTCATCAGCTGCTTCTTCTTCACTGGCAGGTTTGGACACTTCAGCATCACCGGCATTTAGGCCCTGCAGCGATTCGAGATCAAGCGCAAGCACCTCTGCAGCCCTTTCCAGAACAGCCTCAGGTACTGGGGTAACGTTGCCAGCCATGATATTGTCGAGATCTTCCCTAGAAGCATCTAGGCCATCAAGTATTTCAGCAATGATCGCATCACGGTCACCGCCTTCTTTCTGAGCCTGATAAATAGCATTATGAATTGCGGCTGCAACCCATGCACCTTTTTGGTTCAATACTAATTCCTTTACATCTTCATAGTTGTCACATGAGTCCAAATTCATATCTTTGGCCGACAATGCCTTTTTGGTATAATAGGTTTTCCCAGATTTTTCCCCACCGGCCATAACGGAAAACAAAGAATCCTGATTCATCGGAATGCTGACAATACTGGTTTCCATTAACTCAGCACGCTTAATAATATTTGTTCCATTTCCGTCTTTCTCCGCGCTTCCGTGGTCGTTGAATCCAACCGAAAAAGCCTTCAGGATTCCCTCTTGAACAAGGTCCCTTACATAGGGGACCTTGCCCTCCTTACTTCTGGATAACCGCACACGTATCTTAAGGCCATCATCAGTTGGTTCGATAGCAGTAGCTTTACCGACGATATAGTTCGGGTCATGGTTGAAAAAGATGATTGGATTCTTTTTGAAGTCATCTAGTTCCCATGCATCTTTGGGGATCAAATCCCCTATGCGATCCTTGACCAAAGCATTAGCCAAACCCTCGATCTCAATTGCAGTCGATTTGCTATCGTTCTTTACTTCGAATTCGAAATTTAATTGTTTCTGTGCTTTCATCGAAATCCTTCCAATTGTTTAGGGTTGTAAGCTTTCTAAGTCTTCTCTGGGCACCATCAGTATGTCACATCGGCAGTTTATAGTTTGACCTGGTGGTCCCTTGACATCCCTGGGATACATCAGGTCATTGCTAAACGGCTCGTTTATTTCCTTAGTCTCGCCCTGCAAAACCCAATGATCGGCCTTGCTGTCTGGATATAAACCGCCAGGATTTCCCCGTACCCTGAGGTCGCCAAGATTGATCCAGACCTTGACCATGTCAGGGATGATCTTGACGGTATCCTTAAGAGCTGCCTGTTTGCCAATAGAGACAGCAGTCAGAGCTTCAGTCCTTGCAATCGTCTCGGCTTTCCCCTGGCTTATGTTCTCGAAGCGTTTCGCTATACTGGTGCCGATATCTCTTAAAGGCGTTTTGTTTTCCACACCAGTCTCGACTTCTTTCATGATGGCATCAGTCTGGGTCTGTTTGATATTTGCAAAACTAGTGATACCCCGAGTTTCAAGCATCCTTTTGCGACCCTTCTCGTTCTCATCCTTAAGTGCTGCAATAGCTTCTTTGTTATCACCATCAGGAACGATGTTGGTTTGAATATCGTAGGCGTCATTGACAACCTGATTGAACGAGTCGGTGAAAAAGTCCAGGTAATCGCTATTCGATTCATCCAATGCATTTTCCAGAAGCTTTTTAAGGCGTCTTTTACTAGGGATCTTCAACGGTACATCGTCGTCACCTAGAGCCTTTTGCCTGGCAGGCGATTTTTTGAGCTCCTTCTCAACAACCTCCATTGCTAGCTTTGCCCATTTAGCAAACAAATCTTTGATGAATTTCTGAGCTTTTTCGTCGACAGTTTCGATTATTTCCAGATTCTGTTTAGCCATAAACTTTAGATGTTCG